CCGTTTCTGATGTAAGATTACTAATGCTTCCAATAGGATGCGGTAACTGTATGCAATGTATGAAACAAAAAGCAAGAGAATGGCAACAAAGAATTATTGAAGATATAAAAGAGTATAAAAATGGAAGATTTGTAACATTAACATTCTCAAATGAAAGTTACAAAGAACTATATAATGAAATAAATATGGAGGGTTATATAGCAGACAATAAAATAGCAACATTAGCAGTAAGAAGATTCTTAGAAAGATGGAGGAAAAAATATAAGAAAAGCGTAAGGCATTGGTTAGTAACAGAATTGGGACATAATGGTACTGAAAATATACATTTGCATGGTATTATATGGACAGATTATGTGGAAGATATAGAAAAGATATGGAAATACGGATTTGTGTGGAAAGGTAAAGAAGTAAGAGGAAAGATTATAAATTATGTAAATGCAAGTACAGCAAGTTATATCACAAAATACATGACTAAAATAGACACAAAACATAAATATTATAGAAGTATAGTATTGTGTAGTAAGGGAATTGGTGGTAGTTATGCAAAAAGAAAAATAGAACAAAATGAAATTAAAGACCATTATAAGTTTGAAAGTGGACATAAATCATCATTAAATCTATACTGGAGAAATAAACTATTTAATGAAGAAGAAAGAGAAAGATTATGGATAGAAAAACTTGATAAAGGTATAAGATACGTTGGAAATAAAAAATTTAAGAATAGTGACATAAAAGGTATATTAAACGAAATTAGGGAACAACAAAAATTAAATACAGAACTTGGATATGGTAATAGTAAGAAAGACTGGATAGAATACGAATACGAACAACAAGCAAGATCACTTATGCAATTAAAAAGAATATCATCTAGATAGTTATAACTCGTAAGCAAATTTAAATTCGTTCAACAATACACCAACCATAAACACAAAGCCAACACACATAGCCAACATTTATGTTGGTTTAATTGTTTCACTCAATTGCTAATCGCTATGAGTTAAAACTGAACAATTATGTTATATGTGGAAAAAATGTTAAAAAATAACAAATAACAAAAAAATAAAAACAAAAAATAAAAAACATATTGCAACTCTAAACGTTAGCGATACGTAAAACGCAGAAAAAATATGAAATACAATATAAAAGTAAGTGCATTAGAGCACGAAAATGTAAATGGAAAAAAACAAAATTACCTGAAACTAGAAAATGAAAATGGTAGTTATTTAATTAAAGTAGGGGAAAAAACAATAAGAAATATTGAAGCCCTATGTAAATTATAAAAATACCCCCTATCTTCGAGAGTGGGGGAGGTGATAGAAATCAATTAAGTTAATGATTATATACGTCCTTAACTTAATATTAATTATAAGAAAAACATTATGTTAAGATGAAAACAGAAAATCCAAAATTTAAAGGTAAAAAAAAATACTCGCAACAACTAGACACGTTAATATCGAAACTGGTGAAGAAATTCACCCATGTGAAGAGTACTACTTCATCAGATGTGACAAAGTCGGAATCATTGAATGTAAACGAGCACGGTATATTGAATACGTCAAGCAATACAGAAGAAAAAATCAACTCAAAATCTTCTGAGATTATAAAAGCTGAACAATATGATATATTTACTATAGTAAAAACTGAAACAGGATACTTTATAGCATTGGGAAACAATCGATTAACAGAATTTAAAAATAATAAAGAAGAGTGTGAGTATTTAATTGATAACAAAGACTGGTCATTAATGTTTAATGTGATAATAACATCATGTAAAGCATTCATAAACAGTGAAGTAAATAATGTAGATAATTTGTAAATATTAATTAACCATAAAATCAAAACCAAATGAGTAGACAAACACTCGGTGGAAACCGAATCGGCTCAGGTAATAAAATGACCGTTGAGCTAAAAGGTTACGAAAGAAGCACACATGACTTAAGTTATGTATTTCGTAGCAGTATGAGTGCAGGTACATTAGTGCCATTTATGTGTGAAGTGGGATTACCAGGTGACACATTCGACATTGAACTAAATTGTGATGTAAAAACATTGCCAACATTAGGACCATTATTTGGAAGTTACAAAGTACAACTAGATGTGTTCACAGCACCTATAAGATTGTATAATAGCTTACTTCATAATAATAGATTAAACATAGGAATGGATATGGCTAGTGTAAAACTGCCAGTAATTAGTTTTAGTGCTGAAACAGTCGAAAACTTAAGCGTAGATAATTGTCAAATAAATAGTTCATGTATACTTAAATATTTAGGTTTAAGCGGAATTGGTTTAGGTGGTGGTAGTGATGAAAGAAATTTCAACGGAGTGCCATTGCTAGCATATTGGGAGATTTATAAAAACTATTATGCAAATAAAATGGAGGGTGTAGGAGCTGTAATTTCTTATGATATGCCAAGTGCACCGATAAAAAGTGTTGATAGCATTCAATATGTAGATGATTATAATCAAACACAAACAATACCAATACAAACAGCTGGCACTAATTTAAGTTCATTAAATATATTAGGAGGAACTTTATTAACAATATCTTATAATCCAAGTATTGGTGTACCTGAACCGAGAACTGTACTATTATTCGTAGAAGGTAGTGGGTGGTATTACTTTGAAGATTTAATTGAAGATGATAGTTATGAAGTAGATGTAATAAACTATAAAATTTACGGTGTATGGAAAGGGATGAAAGGTTGGGTAAAATATTATGAATATATTGATAAAGTTAAACCAACAGAAGATAGACCTAAAATTTATAACTTCCCATTAACTAATATTGATGATATGAGAGATGCAATATTAGGACAAACTGGTGGAACATTTGAAATATTTAATACTGGGTTAACTCCATATTCTAAATTATCTTACTTAGAAAATAGAACAAGTACTCAAGAAGGATTGGGTTTGAAAACATATCAATCAGACTTATTTAATAACTGGTTAGAAACTTCATGGATAACACAAATATCAAATCAATCTGCAGTAAGTACAGTTGGAGGTAGTTTCACTATCGACCAATTAGTATTAAGTCGTAAAATATACGACATGTTAAATAGAATAGCAGTAAGTGGTGGAAGCTACGATGATTGGATTGAAGCAGTATATGACCATAAACCTTACACTAGATGTGAAAGCCCAGTGTATCACGGTGGATTAATTAAAGAATTGGTATTTCAAGAAGTAATTAGTAACTCGGCTTCAGACGGAGAACCATTGGGTACATTAGCAGGCAGAGGTACTTTATCTGGAAAACATAAAGGTGGTAAAATAGTAATTAAATGTGATGAACATTGTTATATTATGGGGATAGTTAGTTTAACACCTAGAATTGACTACTCACAAGGTAACAAATGGGATGTAAACTTAAGTACTATGGATGACTTCCATAAACCTCAATTGGATGAGATCGGGTTCCAAGATTTAATCACAGAACAAATGGCATGGTGGACAACACATAAAGTGGGAGCACAATGGGTTCAAAAATCAGCTGGTAAACAACCGGCATGGATAAACTATATGACAAATTATAATAGAACATATGGAAACTTCGCAAATGCTAACAAAGAAATGTTTATGACACTAAACAGAAGATATGAAATTGATGCTAATGGGGATATCAAAGACTTAACAACATATATAGACCCTAGCAAATTTAACTTCATATTCGCTGAAACTCAAATAGATGCTCAAAACTTTTGGACACAAATCGGATGCGATATTACCGCAAGAAGAAAAATGAGTGCACGTATTATGCCAAATTTATAAAATTAAAAACCTTAGGGGTGGTGGTTAACCCCTATTTATATGTATAGAATGAAAACAAAACCAAATAAAACTACATTGTTAATTAATGATAGTTATGAAGGCGAAACATTAGAAAAAAAAATTCGTAGGATTGTACATAATAATGAACCAATAACAGATGGAGCGCCGAGGATATATACAGAAAGAAAAGACGGAGTAAAACCTGAATATGATATAAGAACAGATAGGTTTGAGCTAGCAGTAGATGCAACTGATTATATTACAAAAACTAAAATTACAGAAAGAAAAGGAAAATTAGAAGCGATTAAAGGTGGAGGAAAAGATTCGCAGGCAGGAGGCAGCGAGCCTATACAAGCGACAGAGTAAATATACTCAAAACACAAGTGGTACGCATGTATACTATATTATGAACTAGACAATAAAAGCTTTTTTAAAAAAAGACTCGAAAAACCTTAAGGGTGTATAGGTTAACCCTTACAAATTATGGGTAATAATTTCTGGAGCACAATAGGTGCTAATGCTATTAGTGGAGGAATGGGTATGTTAATGAGTAAATGGAATGACCAAAGACAATTAAAACAACAACAAGCGTTGAATGACATGCAATTGGCAAGTAATAAAAGTATGACAGATTACCAATATAATAAGCAAATGGATATGTGGAAAGCAACCTCCTACCCTGCACAAATGGAACAACTTAAAAAAGCAGGTTTAAATCCTGCATTATTATATGGACAAGGTGGTGGTGGTGGTACAACAACTGGTGGAGGGGCTGCAAGTGTAAACGCAGCAAATGCGCCAAGTGGTGGTGGCGAAGTAATGGGTATGATGGCTAATAATGTTGCATTACAACAAGCACAAATAAGATTAATAAACGCGCAAGCAGACAAGTTAAACTCAGAAACTCCGACAAGTGGTAATATTGGTGATACAAATATTGCTAATACAAGTGCTGATACAGCTAATAAAAATTTACAAAATAACTTATTAAAAATAGAAGAAGAAATAAAAGATGCATCAAAAGAAAATGCAATAAGCTTAATTCAAGCAACACAACAAAACGCATGGAGGAATAATGATTTACTAACTAAAAATGTGTGGATAAATAATAATACAGCAAAAGCACAAGTAGAAGAAGCAAACGCAAAAGCTATAGGAGCAGCACTAACTAATAAAGAGATATCTAGTAGAACAAATCTAAATGATGAACAAAGAAAAGCAATTAGTATAAAATTAGCACAAGAATGGACAGCTTTGCAAATAGCTGAAAAAAATGCGAATGTTAATGCTGATAACGCAGAAACAAACAGATTAAACCAAATAGTAAATGGTAAAAGATTAGAGTGGGAATCAAGCTTGCAAAAAGCAGGAATCACACTGGCTGGTGATTTAACTAAAATATTAGTTGGAAAATTCGTACCACAAGTAAAATAATATGTGTTTATACCCTACATTAATTAGAAATCCAAAATATAAAGAAAATAAAAAAAACGGAGGGGTAATTCCCTCCGTTTCTGATGTAAGATTACTAATGCTTCCAATAGGATGCGGTAACTGTATGCAATGTATGAAACAAAAAGCAAGAGAATGGCAACAAAGAATTATTGAAGATATAAAAGAGTATAAAAATGGAAG